GGAACTAGCGTCAAGGCTGAATATTATATATCCAGCTTAAACGATTTCACGTTAATGTTGCATAGTTCCATCACCGAAATCGTGGACGTTGACTGCCCTTTGAAGAAGAAACTCGTCCCTGGTAGATTTTTGGTTGGCAAGCCGTTGGGTTTACCACGTGCTGGCATCTATGATGAGATTCGCAAGAACGCTATTGTTGCTTGGGAGAATTTGTGGAAGTCGTCGCGCAAGTTTTGGGGTTACTATGAGCGCGTTGATTACCTGGCTTTTATTAGAGGGTTAGCTTTTGGTAGTACCGGCCCCAGTTTTAATGGGCTACACGGGGGGGTTTTGAGTAGCATTCATAATAATATTGTAGAGTCATTTTTATCAACAATTAGAACTAAACCTGAGCCATCAATGATGCGTGAATCGTTGTTGCGATTTGCCACTGAGTGTTACCGATCATTGGATGCTGGGCGTTATACTTTTTATTACGGTGGAGAATACGCGCGTGCAACGTTTGAAACATCTCTGGGTTTGTTCCATGAGTTGTCATTGGGTTACATCAATTTGAATGGACTTCATATCAAATTGTTCAATTTGGCGTTGTTTCTTTGGTATTTGGGCCCACTAGGATTTTTGTATTTATTAAGTATTTATGTACCCGGTGTAGCCCCTGCTCTAGGTGCCGCGCTTTACGAGGAATGGATCCGCGATTTTGAGAGTCCACATTTCCCTTGGTTCTCTATGACATTGACGTATCTGGAAACCATGAATTTGATTGCCGCTACGAATTCACAGAGTTTCACCGCCATGGGGTGTTGTTTTGTATATAAGTTTTTGACCCATATGGTGTTGTTACGTAGGGGAACGTTGCAATACAGGCGTAAGAAGCATTTTGTATTTAATTTTATTGCTACGATGCTTCTGAACCCTTATTTGATTGATGCATTCCCGCTCACCTTTTCTCCACCGGCTTTTGTTGATACTCGTTGGGTGGAACCCCAGTATTATCTTGCTATCCCAACTTTGTCAGTGGTTGTTTCGTATTTCATGCCTGACCAAGTTGTGACTGTACCCCATTGGGCTCCTTTTGCAGGAGCTGTTGGCCTATTTGGTGTGTTGTTTGGTTTGTTTTCTTGTGTTGTCAGCCGATATTGTTCGGGCACTACTGTTGACCTTGTTAGCGAAGAAGTCGCCAAGGGAGTTGTAGTGCCCAACGTGTTGTCGATAGGCATAAGGAATAAGCGCCGTAGTATATTGTTTGTAAATAGTAAGTTTCGAGACGGATTGGGGGCCGTCCTATACCCACCCACGGCTGTAAATATATATTTGCAACCCATGTCAACTTTGACCAACAATAAACCGCGATCTGCCGGAAAGAATAGCAGAAAACAACGTACTATCGCACAAGCCACTCAAGTTGCCACGTCGGCACCCGCAAACCAGCGCCTCCACCTAGACTCTGCG